AGAAGTGGGTGGGGGAATTATGTGCCTTTATCTAAGCTTAAATGAAAGAGCCGTGGATTTCCGCTTCTTATAGAGCCTTAGAGTTATGTTTTCAGTACTGCGGTACTGGCTAAAGAGTACAGAGGAAGAATAAGTTTAGGTTATCACTCGCCTTTGAGGGATTTTACTAATTCGTCTTTTGTTTCTTTATGCATTTCTGCTTCTAATACATCATAGGCTAATAACACATCTTTAATTGCTTTTATTTCTGTATTAGTAAGTTTTCGTGTGTTAGTGTATTTTCCGCTCAAACGCATTTTTACACTTTTACCATTAACCATTTTTCTTAAGAATGCAAGTAAATCATCACTCACACGAACGTCTATCCATTCCCATACTCGTGTATCATTCTCAGTCTTTTTATCTCTATATTTATCAAATGGTATATCAAATGTGTTGCCATCATACGAAAGATAAGCTGATTCAAAGAAGATCCAATCTTCTCCTTCATAAGACATCATCAACCTTAACCAAATACTACTATCATCTTGGCCTATATATATTGATGTATAATTAGTATTTGTATAATGTCTAAAATATGGATTTTCATACCAAGTAATATGGTTTATGTCGTCATATTTTTTTCTTAATTTATTTACAGCTTGTAATCGCTCTTTCTTCTCAGCTTCGGCCTTCTCCTGTTGTTCTTTTTCGTACTTAGAAACCAAATCTTTCACCATAGCATATTCCTTGGATTCGGGGTGATATTTTTCCAATTTACTCTTAATAGATTTGAGCTCATAAATATCGCCTGATTTGTACAACTCATCAATGTTTGAGCATAATTTTTCTGGGCTATTTCTGTAGCCTTCAAGTTCAGGCATTACCTTATTCAAAGAATCTCTGAGTTGAGTAATCTCAGATGTAAGACTTTGAATTTTACGCTCCATTTTGTTATTATTACAAGAAACCATAACGGCACTTAATGGAATAAGAACTAAGTATTTTGCTTTCATTTTCATTATTGGTTAAAATATTTTCAAGCGTCCAAAAATTTACGTATAGGCATAAGTAAATCATCCTTTATATCATCCAACTCCTCTATTCTTGTTATTGGAGTTTTCAAGATGCTACCATCATCATTAATAAGACCGATGAACATCTTATCCGGATCATTAAGATACAATTTGCAAATCGGACGACGTATATTGCTATCCAGATTCACCGCAAACAAGCCTTTCGAATCTCTAAAATCAATGCGATTGGGGTCAACCACATCACTGAGTAATGATACAATCCAATTAAAAAAGTCCAGTTCTAAAATGGTAGTTTCAACGCCAGCTTTTTCATTCTCTATTTGGTCATTACTAACAAGGTGACCTAACAAACGCAATACCTGATATTTACGCCTATTGATAAAATCCTTATCCTTAACCTTCCCTGACTCAACATATTTATCTATATATTGGAGTTCTGATTCATAGTCAGCCATATAATGGCAGCAACATATCATTAGTTCGTAACAAGTATCATCTTGAATGCCCGCTTCGAATATAGGCTTTAACATCTTATGAATACTTGCATACTTTTTCTGAGGGACCAAATCATCAACTGCAACCCTTATGATATTATAAAAATCTAATTTACTCCTAAGCCTATTTAATTTTTTACTATCCTCTTCAATCCTCTTTCGCTCATTGAAAAGATATATAGCATGATTATATTCTTCATCATCATTCATGGGTAGCAATGTTATCGTATATTCATATCTACTATCCATTGTTTCAAATACAGCCCCCTTGACAGGTCCTTCCAACATTCTATCTCTCACTGCCTGAATATTATATTTAGAAATATATCCGATATGTAAACCTCTTTTAGACAACACCATTATAGCATTAGGGTCATAAGGATTGTCTGGCTCTTCTTTGAGGAAAACTGTTTCACAAGCATATAATTTCCTGATACATTTTTTAGCTTCCCACGAACGATAGAAACCGCCGACCACCGATATGATATCATTTTTTTTCCGCTCATCAGAAGCAGGAATAATTTTATCTGTTTCATTATCATATACGTTATTCTCAAAATCATAGTTATGATTAGAGGTGTAACCTTGCTTGTTATGCGATTTGTTTTTTTCATCTATAGACTTAGCTACAAGAAAAATAAAAACAATTAAAAGAATAATAAGGAAGAATTCCATGATATAAGTTTAATAGTTAATACACGGCAAAGATATAAAACTTTCGTAACGAAAATATTTATTTGTAAATAAACCTTTAGCGTATCCGGTTTGTGATTGATAATGAAATTCCTATCTTTGTGAAAACCAATACAATCACAAAATGAATGAATTTATATTAGAGAAAGAAACTGTTAACATATTATCTTTGGACATTATTAAATTTTATCATGATTCAGCCCAAAAAAGATTAAGCGACCACCGCGAACAAGAAAAAAATACGACAGAGAGAGGATACAAGTTACTATCTATCTACTTAGGAATAGTGACAGCTTTAATTATAGCAGGTATTATTGCTTCTTCTGTTATATTTCTGATTTCAACTACTCGCTGAAGATTTCAAAATCTGGAGAAGTTGTACCTGGCTCCGGACCAATAGGTTCCGGATTCGGTAAGTCTGGAATACCATCATAATCTGGAATCATAGTAATAAATGGCGAACTCCTCACCAAGATAGCCCAAAGGTGTAACCTGCACCTTAATCCGGTTGACTACGGATTTATCTTGATAAGGAGTTCATATTTTATGGTTATAACAACCATGTCTGGTTAAATGTTCGGGCATTACAAAGATAATAATTTTTGAATAAAAAAAGCGGAACTTTTGAAAAGTTCCGCCCATCAGTCAAGATATTTCGGTAAGTGTTAATCAAGCGAAATGTACTTGACTTAATTCATTTGCAAACTCATGTACAGATTTTTGTATTTTATTTATAGTAGTGCGCGACGGCTTACGATGCCCTGTCGCATAATGGCTTAACTGACTCTTATTAATTCCTGTGATTCGTGATAATCCGGCAAGAGAAAAAGCCTGTGTATAATAAGAGAGGAAAGAAGCCATATCATATTTAAACTCGAATTCGACTTCTTCAAAAGGCTTTCCATCACGTTCGTATGATGATTTAATATCCTCATACCCCTTTTTGAAATCTTCAATAGCTTCTTTAGACGTTGCGCCTGTAGCAGTAACCAGATAGTTCATATCATCCGCATCCATATAGATGCTATAGTTACCGTCAGAAGCCATTTCAATAATAGCAGATACTTTTCTCATAATTTTGTATTTTTTTATGGCAGGACTTATTTCAGTCCTGCCGCTTTCATAATTGCTTTTAATGTACCGGTTGCGACTTCCTGTTTACCATGATTACTCATTCGAAATCGTTTTCCGGTTTTCGGACTTTCCCAGACTGGGTGTCCGTTCTGTTGTTCTCCAGTGTCAAAGCACCCGGCTTTTTTAATCAGCCGTTCCAATTCGTTGTACTTCATTTCAATGTTCGCTTGATTAGCACTACAAAGATACTCATTTGAATATCATCAGCAAAGAAAACAGTCATAAATGATACTCAAATTAATATCATTTAACAAGAAAAGTAAAGACCAGAGCTTCGCATATTGCGTATAACAATCGCCGATTCAGGCGTAAACAAACAAAACCTTATTCCCCGCCGCCCGATTTTTCTGCCAACGAAGTGACCTACAGGAAAATCGGGCGGCGGGCGGCTGTTACGCTACCCACCTCCCCAAAACGCTGCTACAGCCATTTACAGCCCTTATAAACGTCCTTCATCCTCATAGCTAAAGTATTCTTTATCACCATAAACGACATGGTCTAAGAATTTTATATTCATAGTATTTCCTGCATTTTTTAAACATTCAGTCAGGCGGTTATCGTCATTACTGGGTCGGCTGTTTCCTGACGGGTGATTGTGGCAAAGTATCATTGACGTAGCGTTACATTTCAGAGCTTCACGCAAAATGACTCTTATATCTACTTGTGTGCTGGTTATGCCTCCTACAGAGATACGTTGTTTTCTAACAACACGGTTAGACTGGTTCAAGTAAATTGCCCAACATTCCTCTACTTCCAAATCTTCCATATAGGGTTTCATCAGGTTATAAATGTCCTCACTATGCCGGATTATTACCCTGCTGCTCCTACGTTCTGTGATACGTTTGTAAAGTTCAATCACGGCGAGAGCCATGTCCCTGCGTGCCGGTGTCAAAAGCTGGCAAACATCTTCTATCGACACATTGTCGCCACGCAATAACATCTCATTAACTCGTTTACTGGTTTCTCTGTTGTTCGTCAACTGATAGACTACTTCACTATCTGACAAATGTCTGCACTCTCCACAAAGTTCAAATAAATCTTTCATAATGTTGGTTATTAAATTGTTATACGAATAAGGTTCTTGCTAAAAACATACCTCCCAAAACCGAAGCTCCCAGCGTTTCAAGATGACAAGCAAAACGAGCGTAAGAATAACCTCGAGTAATTACATCGTCAAAAACTAGAACTTTCTTTCCCTTAAAAAATTCCTTGTCGAAATTGACTATCTGTACATTATTGACATGCTTTCCTGATTTGCTCTCATGAATTGCCAGCCGTTCACCTTCTACCGTGATATGGTCGTATGCACTGACTGCACCTGATAACCTTGCAACTTCCTCTGAAAACTGCTTGTAGCGGATTTCATTTTTTCTCTGGCTACTGGCAGGGATGCAAGCAAACACGATGTTACATGTTTCTTCTCCGAACTGCTCACGGATTTTCTTTGCTACCAACTGTGCAGCTGAAACGGCACATTTCCCATCCTTGAAAGCCCATACAAAGTTTCTCACCTGCCAATCTCTTGAACTGGCTTTGTACTTTGTCGGCAGATAGTCAAAGAAATTGAACATGTACTTTCTGCACTGGTTTAGCATGGATTCGGTAAAGGTTTTCATGGTCTTAAAATTTATTCTGGTGCCGAGCTCGGGAGTTGAGCCTTTTTTTCTGCTCTTCCTGCTCTGAGCTTTTTTTTATTCCGTTCGCTGTCGCTACGGTTTGTTTTCGCCTTTTACACCTGCCAGCAAAGGTGTTCCGAAGCGTATAAAGACAAGTTTTCACGAAAAGCATAGCCTTGAATACTACCTGAGTCCTGTGAGGGTGGAGATTTTTTCGGGAACAGCGCCTGAACTTGGCATACGAAGCGGAACATTTACCTTTGCAGGTACAAAAGGCATAAACCATAGCGGAAGTGATACCGAATTATTGGCGAAGAGCAGACAAAGAAGAGCAGTCAAACAATACATAGCTTTAGCTATACCACTGGTAGGGAGAGCAACGGGGTGGGTGGGCCGCTGCGTGAACGCCATCGCCAGCCAGAAAGACTAAAGAGTGTCTTTCTACCAAACTATGCCCGACAACGCTTCCGAGCCATAAAAAAGGTCCCTACCTTATAAGCTCGGGAGCGTTGTCGGGCACTCCCATGGCAAAAACGGGGCGACATCGCTAAATTTCGGGCTAAGTTTTTCACTAAAAAATCAGCCCAGCAGAACAAACGGCTTGAAAATGAAGTTTCAAACCGTATAGGAATGAAAAACCCTAGGTTTTTTGTCGTACAGATGCCCGACGCGCGCCTCCTAGCGGTTGCGATTGCAACTAATTTTCGGCTCGGGAAATGTGACGCAAGCGGAATCCCACCTCCCCAGCAACACGGCACAAAAAAAATGCACCACCGTAGTACGGCAGTGCATCCAACCATTCCTTAACGAACGGTCAATATATATTAAGGGGCATAAGATGTCACCTTAGATTGCCAGATCCGTAAGAACTCCTTACGCATTAACAGATACTTGAGCGCATCTGTCAGGTTGGTAGATTCTTTAGGCAAACGCTCACGAGGCAACTTATCACCAGTCTTTAACTTAACCACTATCTGGCTACCACCATCATCTACCAGCTTGGTCTTGCAGACTTCCATCTCAGCCTTCAGGTTAGGACAATTATACTGGTCTATTAATAGCGTGAACAGTTTACCAGCCAGATTACCACTCAACAGGTCGGACATAAAGCGATACTCCAGATTAGAACCGATATTACCTTGTCCTACAGACATTAACTGTACCCTCCAACCTGTACTTTTCCCTTCAGCATCATACTCAATAGCATTTTTGATCTGTGTCGCCATATCCGCTTTCACGCCCTTGTAATTATTCATAGCGCGGTCATAATACAGCTTCAGGACCTTAGTACGTCTGGGCGCAAAGTACCGGACAAACTGTACCCCCAACTCACGTACAGTATCAGGAGGCAACGTATAGAATTCCTTCAGTACGCGGTACTCACGCCCATGCTGTTGTCCTATCACAAGGGAAAGCATATTACCGGCATCCATACCCGCCTCGAGTGGCAGATTATGGTTGTGGTAGCGAAGTGCAGAACAGTCTTCCATCCAGCCCAACGGCTTAACTTCAATTATCTTATTCAAGTAACCGTCGGCGTAAAAGTGTCGGATAGACAGATTAGGATAAAACAGTAAGTTAGCTTCTATCTTAGGAATGATTGAAAGGATATTGCAGGTTAAACCTTCTAGCCCTTCAGCCAGTTCATCAGAGAACCAGTCTAGCCCGAGGATATCGGCATTAACATAGCTGGATGAAATAAAGAAGAACGACACACGGCGGCGAGTCTTGATCCATCTTTCCTCCCACCTCTTCATATTCCTCTTAGCCAGTTCAACAGCTTTGGCTGCCTTATCTACCTTTTCCTGAAGATTGCGGTCTGTTCTTTGTTGTTCTACCAGTTCGCGGTACTCCTGCAAGTGGGCAACATAAGTCTTCTTACAGTCGTTATATACAAGTCCGGTCCGAAGCATCAGCATAATCTGTTCCTTGTTGTTCTGAGCCGACAGTTTCAGAATCCAGTCGTATTCGCCCAGATGGTTCGGATTCGGCATATCGGTTGTCAGTGTTCTGGACCGATACCATACCGACTGTCCGTACTTGACATAGAACCCACGTACTGCCTTCAGCAAGTTGGTGAACTTCTCTTCGGGAAAGTACTTAACCTCGTCACCGAATACCCCCACGTAAGAACGTCCAGCACCAATAGCCAGACGATCCAGAGAGATAAACGTAAAGTTAAATCCCGTGAAGAAAACCATGGTATTACGCCAATCAGTGCATACATTATACATGCGCAATCTCCATTCTTCAGGAGGTGCTTCATTGATCACGTAATGCGTACCCAGTTCCCACCCCAGCAACTGCAATCCGTCAATTAACGATGGAATCACATTCTTGTGCAGATCGGAGTAGGTATCAGCCACCCACGCAAAGGGAGCGCCCGGACAATCCTGTGCTGCTTCCTGTACTCTTTCCGCCAATACCTGAACAGTTTTGGCAGAAGCACGACCGGCTACCCAGTACAGTGACCAGGGCATCATGATAGCCAGCATCTGGGCCGTCCAGTTTGCATAGCGTGTTTCCACGCTATCCTCGGTAATTTTCAGTTTTTTCCTGCGTGTCATCGATAATCTCTTCAAAATTAATATCTACGGCCATAGCATCCCTCTTCAGGCGAGTACGTTCTTTCTCTGGCAAATCAGGTATCTTATCAATTTGATTTGCCAGATCCTTACGGTCAATGGAAGGAACGCCAATCAAGTTTGAATCAAGTGTATAAACCTTGATATCTTTTTCCTTGATTTCCTGACGTTTCACCTTATCGGGTTTATCCAATTGTTTAACTTTCCAAGCCTGGGTAAGCAAGTTACCGTATATCTCCATATCCTTAGCACCTGAAGATGATAAGAGCACGGTCTGTGCAGCTTTCATCAGGTTGTCAAATATCATATTGCGGTGTGCAGCCGGCTCAATCGTATCATCGAGATAAAACAGATTCACAGCTTCGTAGTACATTTCCCTGGCACGAGGGCGTGAACAGTTAAATGGCTCGTGCAAAAGCATAGAGATAGCACGGTCCTTCCCATACTTTCGAGTTATTCCAACTACAGCGAAGAGAGCATTGTAATAATTCTGTTCTTCTTCGGATAACTGATATTTGCAGCCGGATTCTATGTAGTCCTGGAGCTGCTCGTAATAAGATTTTTCAAACATCTAAATCATCAAAAAAAACCTTGGAAACATTATTCTTAAACTCGATGGAACGGCGCATTTTGTCCAACCTCTGAGCCTGTGTCACATTCTCACCAGTAGCTGCTGCATCTGCCATGGAAATACCTTCCTTAGCTGTTTGAAGAAGCTGGCCCCGATCATAATGATACTTCAGAGGAGATTTCAGCAGGCTGAAGTAAAACATAAATTCGTTAACTTCTATGTTATAATACATAGCTATCTGTTGGGGTGTGTAACCTATACCAGCTAACTTCTCATATTCATCAATAGGTATTCGGGCAAACCATTCCGGACGATTGCTATCTGTCCATTTTATTACCGATTCTGAATTCATATACTTTTTTGGATTTTAAAAAAACATACTGTTCCTCGAGGGCATTTTCGCCGTAGTTTCCGGAACCTTCCACCACATAGCATCCAGAATCCGTGTCCAGGCATGTAACCTTCTTGTGTGTCCAGCCATAGGTTAACGTAATGATACCCTCATTATGCAGCTGCTTTAGTCTTGCAAAGATCAGCGGCATACGGAACTTGAGTGTTTCGGACACATGAAGATGTACGGAGCCAATCAAGCCTTTATCCTTATATCTTAACAAGGCATTGATTATACGTTCATTGGTGGAATAAGTGGCTACATAGATGTGTCGAACATATCCTGCATGGCGAATCAGGTAAACGATAAAAGTGAAGGCGGTAAAACTTTTCCGGGTTTCAATGAAAAAGGCTTCATTATTATCCGGAAGGCGGCCGCACAATTCCCGAAGGTTATTGAGTTTGAAGCAAAGAATGTTTTCAAACCTCTGAGAGTACAGTCGTGACTGCCTGACCTCTGCAAACAATTCGTCCAAATTGAAATACTTATTCATCACCTAGTAACCGATTTATTTCAGCCAGTTCTGACTGGTAGGCTTGTAATCTTGCTAACCGTTCCAGCTCGAGGTGTGGTTTATCACGTTTAGCAAGCTCATCCAGTACGCGCCATATATTGTTTTTCAACCTCTTCTGGCGGATCATCAGCTGCTTGACATTCAAGGTCAACAGTTCCTTACGACGGTGGAATGCTGCGAAAATCGGATGCTTCCCAAGGATAGAACCATGCTGCTGGTAGTAATTCAGTTCCTCCCATATCATCCGGTTCTCGAGATATGAGTTAATCAGTTCACGAGATACTTTAGCACACTGTTCGGTAGAGGTACAATCACGTAATTTTTTATGCAAGTTTACATAATTGTGATATCTGGCAAATTTACGTGACGCCAGTGCCTCGAGTTCAGGCGGGCATTTCGGATCATTCAGGAAGGGAAATTCATCACGGAATGAAAGAGGTTTCCGCTCAGAAAACAGCACAACCTGTGCCGTAGCAACATAGGTATAGTCTTCATCAATGCCATACTTCTTACACAACCAGTCAATCATCAGACGGCGATTTGCCACCGGATTTGTCTTGACCAGTCGTAAAGTTAAAGAGGGTGCGCCCGCCTCAGTCAGAAGCTGCACACCCTCTTCGGCGTTCGCACCTGCACGTAACCAGGTGAGAATTGTTTGTTTCATGTTACTCAATATCCAGGAACGGAGTCAAAATATTTACATTTTCCTGAAAATGTTTCAGGTAGAGAAAACATTTATCTGAGATAAAGCGCTTAACCGTTTTGGGATCAGGCTTCTGTGAAACAACCGGAAGGATCCAGCCGTCCGTATGGTAGTCCAAGCGAATTGGATGTACTGCATACGCACACCCATAAACGGTGAGAAAGTGATACTTACCAGAAAGGATATCCGGACAATTTTCAAGAATGTCTGTCAGCTTTTCTTTCTCCAATAAAACCGGGCAATGCGTATTGTAATCATACGCTGCAAGCTGTAGTTTATCACGTAGCAAAGCAGCAGTATTTTTCATCATAACCGCTTCATCACCGGTGTAACGATTGGGATTGAGAATACCAAAATGTTTAAACAACCCGATATGACACAAGTTAACATAATCTATCAGATATGAACCAGGTTCAATCAGGATGAATTTATCTGTAACAGACTCAGATATTACGGCCAGCTTCAATACTTCAAGAATATCCAACTGGCTACCTTCAGCATCTTTGTATTCAATATGCTCTATAGGCATATCCTTTGTATAATCTATCTGGTCACCAATTGTCACAAAGCGAATATCTTCATGCAGGTATTTAGTACAAGAATCAATAACCTTCAATACCTCTTCTTCCCGGTGTTTCGCTTTAAAAAAGGGAATCACGACGGAATAATAAGGATTTGCATCCTCAGTAATCACATTCTCGGCATCACCTTTAGTTGATATTTCAACTGAAGGTGATGGAACTTGTGATGTGGTATCTGTACTATCAGAGCTATTTTCGGATGCAATATCCAAAGCACCCATATTTTCATTTTCAGGCTGCTCAACTAGAGCAGCCTGTTCTTGTTTATCAGTTTTTTTTGTCATACACCTTCTTCTAATGAGGCGGCAGCTGCCGCTGTTAAACCTAAGTAGCCGTCAATGTCCGGATCACCTGTCTGAGGGATTAAGTTCAGCGGAATACGTCCTAATGGGGTTGTCGGGATTTCAGAAGCAAGTTCAATAACATTCTTGCAAGCTTCCTTATCGTCCTGACCTTCGTCTGAACTAAATACAAGCGGGGTACAAGGTGTACCAGCGATTTTAGCGTCTTCATTACCGCAATTAATAACGATAGAGCCTAGATCTTCATTCACAATAGTATTTCGGCAAGCTGCCATTTCCTTAGTATCACCTGGAGATTCCCATGCTGTATGATGCAAATACCCCTTAGCATCAGCAGATCCGGTCAAAATATCCCAAGATTTAATGGTACTGGATGTACCATATACTGCAATAGGCTTTTTCCCTTCCGCGAATTTAAAAGCAGTCACAGTAATACCATCAGTATCTTTCTCAAAGGTTTTTACATCTTCCCATCGAAAAAGAATCACATAATGTTTTTTGCCCTTCGGACGACCAGCCGAAGAGCTACTTCTTTTTACAGAAACTAAAGTATCAGGCATAATATAACCTCCTATAATTAAACGCCCAGATCAGCTGGAGCAAGTTCTTCAACCAAATCAGTCGGAAGGTATGCGAATATAGCCTCCTTGATCCAGAATCCTGTACCTTCTCTCCATTCACCCAACACCTTAGCAACATAATCATCAGATGTCATACGCAGATTAACATTCTGAGGGTTACGCGACATAACGTGTCTAAAATTCTCTTTCGGTGTAATAAAGAACGCCCCGGTACCACGCATACCTTCTATCGGTGCGAAAGTAAAGCGAGAAAAATCAACTTTAACCTTTTCACCATCTTCGTTCTTAGTAGTCGGGTACTTATCACGATACGCACGACCATATTTTGTGATAAGATCCGGATCTGCATGGATGAACATGGTCTTATTTTTATACAGCGGGCTTACCGCGTCAACTGCCTGATCAATCTGCTTCAGCAGTTGTTCACCTTCACCCAGTGCAGCTGTTCCGTCAAGCAACCATGTAACGTCAGTATCTGAATTTTTCTTCAAATCACACAACTGAGTAAGGAATCCGTCACAGGTTTCTTCAGCTTTATTCGGAGTAAAAGTACTGTCAGATGAAGTTGGTTCCTTGTAACGTCCCTTACAAAGTGCCAGCTCACGGTCTTCATCCAATTTAGGTTTGATAAGCTGCTCAACGATATAACGAACAATCGGCATATCCTTTGGTTCCAATGATTCATCGTAGAGATAACCCAATACATCGTTAATGATGTCTGAAGGATAAATTTCTACGTTAATCTTCATCGGGAATTGCTTGATTGTCATAGGAGTAAACTTAGATTTACCCTTGGGTGTGAATCGTGGAGTGAATGTCTGCAATACAGAATCGATAGCAGCCTGAGAAGCACGAACTTCGAACTTATCCGTGATGATAGTAGACATGTAAGCAGTACAAGAGATTTGTCCGACAAGTTTCTGGAAGATAGATAATTTGTCAGAAGATACGTACTTACCGAATTCCTGTTTCAATTCTGTCGTATCGACTGTTGTGTCACCAGTCCACGCATCACCAGTAGCTGCTGCTATATACGCCTTGTTATGAATCAGACTCATATCAGGCTTAAACTCTTTTTTCATTTTACCACCTGCTTGATCGATAACAGCTTCCCCTCCTTCACCAGGAAGTTTAGCCAACTTGTCATTTTCAGCCTTCAATTGTTTAATCTCCTCACGTAACTGGGTGATTGTATCGGCATCCTTCTCCGCCTGAGCCTCGAATTCCGAAGCTACACCCTTAACTGATTCCTCGGCCGATACCCCTTCTTTTTCCAATTCCGCCAGATCTTTAACGAAGGCTTCTGTAAACTTCTCTCCCCATTTTTCGGTAAGCTTCTGCTGATCACCTGAAGAAAGGACGGAACGCCCGTCAGCATCCTTGGCAAAGGCTGATATGCCAAGAAATGACATGACAGCGGTTACTGTTAGTAATAGATTTCTGTTTCGCATTTTATTTTATGTTTTTTGTTTGTAAATAGGCCGAAACCGCATGCTCCCTGCTAAGTTCACGGACCCTGTTAATTGCATACTGTTTATCACCAATAGAATCAATAAGTCCGTATTTTAACGCATCTTCAGCGTAGAACATACGTCCAGAGAGAATACCTTCTACAGACTTATCCAACTTTTCACCTCTCTTAGAAGCCACTTCATCCTGGAACCGTTGTGCCAACGGGTTCAGTTCCTCGCGCTTAATCAAGTCATATTTACCTTGTTTAGCTGCTTCCAAAGGTGCATTTTTGTAGTTCGACAAATCAGAATAGATGGTATGAACTTTAATGCCTTCCATCTCATAGTACTTAGCATAATCTGGAAATGACATCATAACACCAATAGAACCGAATTCTGAAGATATTCTGTTCGAAGCGATTATTTCGTCACAATATATAGCGACATAATAATTGGCAGATGCACATAAGTCACAATGAGCTATTACGGACTTATCATACTTACGCGCATAATCAATAGCTGACGTTAAAGGTGCTATAGCATCAACGCAACCACCTCCTGAATCCATGTCAAGAACAATACCGGCTATATTAGGATTGGCAGCAGCCTCGTAGATCAAGTTAGCTATCTCGGTTGTCCCATACGCACAATAAGTACCGTACTTCATCATTGTACCATGAACGGGAACAATCGCAATGGTATCAGCTGGAAGATCACCGGAAAATGAAGATGTCTTCTTCATATTTTTATTGACGAGTTCCCCTTCGATTGGTTTACGGTCTGCCAACGTGCCTTCAGAGGACTTATCGAAGGAACCGGATATGATTTGCTCCAATATCTGGTGCGATGACTCCACATCACGCAAGTCAATCGCCCATTGGGCACGCATAATTGCTGAATATAGATGTGATAAGTGCATATTACTATTATAATTAACGTTACAAAATTATAGTAGCAATGATGCGCATAAAAGGACTACAATATTTTACTTAATTCAGGCTGCTGGTTCTTATATGAGAAAATCAAAGAACGTGGAGAACCTTGTCCGGACAAGGATAATACAACCGGGAACTGATCCGTACCGACTACTCTGGATGTACCATCGGTATAATCTAATCGCACAAGAATGTATATCCCAAGCCAGGCGATCAACTCCCGCATTTTCTCCAGTGAAGAGTCAGAAAAGGTAATAGAAAGATTAACCTCATAAGAATTGCCATCTGAAGATTTATCTTCGGCAAATTCTACCGTTGAATAGTCTATTTTCGCCCAATCACCTATAACCTTAATCTGAGGCAGACCAGGTATATTAGTAACAGTAGATTCTGCGATTTCCATAAAATAGACTTGGCAGATAGACGCGCGTTTACTTTCTTTGTTTTGCATAATTGCTTATAATTTTAAGGTGTTTTGCAGGATTCGCTACAAAATCAATTAAGAATTAATTCGTGAAATAAAGTTAAGGGAAAAGGCTTAACTGAAGTTCCTTAGCTATTTCAGCAGTAATTCGACGGCGATTTCGGTAATCATACTTTTTCACGGTTTCATAATTTATGGCATTTCTCTTGATATTGTAACTATGAAGGAAAGCCTGTATAATCTTATCCTGGCGAAAACCTTTAGCATATCCCACGAAAAAGTATTCCTTAATGCGAAGCCGGAACTCAGCTTCTATGAATAATCGTAACTGTTTCTGTTTCCATTCTGGAATATAAACGAAATTTTCGCTGAATATAGCATGATTCCACTCTTGTACCGGTAGGGTAATACGTAGCGGATTTTCACCTATCTCCTGCTTTCTCGGCCGATCTGTTACAGTAACCATAGACTGTATCATACGACCGATATCGTGTGTGCCATCAGCCATAAGTTCCCCTGATTTGCGATTCTGCCGTAGTTCGTGAAACAAAAAGTCCTGTAAGTGTGGAGCTAAATCTATTGTAACAAATGGTCTTTCCATATATAAAGATGCTTTTTGCAAAGATAAAGAATAATGCGTTAATTATCTCGCATAACAATAAAGTAATAACACCCCCCTTTCATAAGAATAGGTATAAAAATCGTGCTTGAGTACTTTTCTTAGGAGTAATTTATCTATATAATTAATTATCAACACATTATAAGCGTACTATTTTCGTACAAAATACGTACAAAATTGAGTGCGCTGGTACTTTTGTGCGTTTTTCCGCAAAAAGTACAAAAAGTGCAGAATCGTGCAAAAACAGTGCGGATAGAACATTCTGAATTTCAATAAATTAAATGTATAAAAATTCATTTCGCACGATTGTACTATTATTTTTCTAAATATTTAAAGGGTAGTTTTACACTCTTAAAAAAAATAAAAAAAAGAATATTATTATATAGCCGGAATCGCTTTTCTCGCACAGTTGCACACCAATTCTTAATATCTCTAAAAAAGGGGTGAGAGGGGAAAAGCCTGGATGAATAACAGAACAGGCGTACAGTGCACATTAAGTGCGTACTGTACGCCTGAAAAAATGCTTCGACTATGGTTTTCGACAAATGCTTCGACTGGTGTTTACAAAAGGCTCTCAGGGTAATAGATATCGCATAAGAACTCAAAATCACGTGGGATCTTACGAACGCCCACAATAACAGCAATACCTCGAGCAGCCATTTCATATAGCCGTTGTGTTGTCGATAGACTATCACGGAAATTGAAGTCGTCTACCAGCACATAATATGCTTCTGAAAGGTTGACATCGTATATAGAATGTTGCATTATTTTCTTAGCATCACTTCGAATAACCGCAAGTCTGCACCTAACGGCCAACTCACAGACCATATTCAACCGGATAGCATTATCCAAGCTGACACAGGCCATAATTTTATTGTTTTTCTTACTCATATAAATAGCTAATTATTTGCATATTAACTAAAAAAACCGTATCTTTACAATGTATTAAAATGGGGGCGTGTTACCTTCTTGAATAGAAGTGTCTATCAAGGTGATTAGGCTTAACAAACCCTGGTCTACGGTATATCTTACGATAATCATCAGAAAATTCAATCCTAGACTTCGATTCATCATCCTGTTGATGCAATAGTATATACTTGCATACTACCTTGATAAAGACATCCAGACTGTCTGGAACAACAACATCACATACATTAATAGTATCGCCTATGGCTAAACCATCCAATAAGTTGTACACTTCGCCCTGGAAGTGTACAAACTTATGCAGATCCTTACGATACTCGTCTAAATCAGAATCGGCATTAAGCCTATATCGAGATAAATCATTCAGCATACGTATTCAATTAAAATGATAATCTGCTATCACTATTGTTAGCCGCCTTTTGCTGCGCATATTCCGGAGATGAATAATAATCAGGTGTCCCAATGGTGAAGTATTCTACACCACCAGCCTTATCATCCAGGATAGGATTACCGTTACGAGGATCAAACTTACACGGTTTACCAGTCACCGGATCTAATTTCTGAGGATTGAATATATAACCACGGAACTGGCAATATTTAAGCAATCTTTTTTTAAACTCAGTCGGAGAATTGGTATACTTACGCATATTCGGATCGTAGTTGCAGTATTCATCATATAGTGACCTACGAACCAGTCGGGCGTTTATATGAGATTCGTCACTAAAGTATTCATCTGCCCAGGAAATGAATACTTCAGTGATCTCCTGACGAAGCCTGCGCTCAATCAAACGCTCTTGAGGTGCTTGTACGACTCCGTATTGAAGGTATAATTGCACACAATTCGCCACGAGGTTCCAACATAAGTTCCATTGTTCGAAGTCCCATTCAGTAAAGAAGTTACATCCAAAGTCATCTATCGGCTTATGCGCGTCGTTGTAAAAATCACTAAAGCCCAACAACCATTGACGGTCGGTAAATGAAGCTCCTTCACCGCGAATAGCATGGTTTGTCGCAATATATATCTTTGGAGAAGTTTCATAAGGGAAGGTTATACGACGGCCACCCTTATAGTTCACCGTCCAGTCACCGGTAAGATTCGGGAATAAGCGTTCAAAATTGAAATTCATCAATACATCATCAATGAATACTAACTTCGTATTCTCCACAACATCATTCCATACGAACTGATCCTCCAGCAAATCTTTTCGTTTCCCGTTAACGTAAGCTGAAGGAAGTATATGTTTCATCAGGACTCCAATAAGTGACTTACCAGATCGTCCATTTGATTCGCCTACTTCAGACTGCTTTCCGTCCATGCCGATAACAGCTCTATTCACCGAAACATCCTTATACTCCATAGCCATATATCCTATTGCGCATAATTTAGAAAGCAAATGCTTACGATTTTCGAGAAACTCCTCCGGTTCTATTTCCACTTCTCTCTTACGCCATGTGAAGTTACTGGTATTGATCAGAAATTGAAGAAAATGGCAGTTCTTGCTATCTTGAGATATGGAATAGTCCAGCGTATCACCGTTCCCAGAAAAAGTAATTAACGGTCTGCCAAGATATTTCGCCGGGAAATCTCGCCGCTGTTCTGCCCAGACATGATGACTTATCGATTCATATCCCAATTCTTTAACTTCATGCTCAGTAACTCGCCAGCAGTTCTTTTGAAAATAGAAAAACTGTTCAGTACCAACCGGATGAAGGAAATCCGGATAAATAAAGTGCAGCAGGGATAATTTATCTGGACCGACATACTGTGTAACACCCTTTGACAGCATTTCATTCACCGCTTCATTACAATTATTTTCTGCAAATTCGAAAAGGAAATCTCGAGCTTCAGAAGCTTCAATTACCCGGACAAACGGCTGCTCCAGCCGGATGAACTGAAAAGAGCCATCCAGCCTCCGGAACCTGCCAAAGCCACGGTTCTGAAGAAACCTACGACTGGGTACATAACGAAATTCATACTCTGTGTAAGTATCTCCGCTCCGGCGTGATTTTTCAACAGCCTCCCAAAACATTTCGTCAGATTCAATCGCCTGAGCAGACTCAAGCTGACCGGACTCGTTAATACGCCACCGGTGTGAACCATACCGGAACTCCGGAAGGCGTGAAAGCACATCCTTGTGCATTTCGGCAAAATGCTTAACTGAATCCAGTCCCCAGAGGGTAGACAGCTTATGATCTGTATAAGCAGATATGCGAAACAACTGAAGATATTTACCCGTCAGGTTCTTTTCATTGATCAGTTTGTCAAAGTCGGTCATCAGTTCCTGTTCCTTACCCTGAAGGGAACCAGCCAGCAGATCATCAATTCCCTTTTCATTCTGCTCGTTTTTCTGAACATGGCCTACATAAATCTCCACATACAGTTCCCTGTTCCGGAGCGAACCCATATAGTCCCGAAAGTTACGAGCTGCATAATAGAAGTTACGTGGACGCTTTTCGACCTGGTCGTTGATACGTATATTTGTTGAGAGGTCGTTCCAATCCGAATCCATTATGAAAATGACCTCCTCGACATGACATTTCTCGATGATCCGAATCAGGTCTTCAGGAAGTCTTCCGCCACAAGCAATATTCTGGATTCCGGAAATAGCCAAGGAATACATACCGTGCTTGCATGCTTTTTCGGCCTTCTTTTCTCCTTCCTGGATGAAGAGCCGTTTCAAATGTTCCCCTTTTTTATAAAGTTGACGGATTTTGTCCGGAATGTATATCGGAGTACCACCACCATAGGGTGAACGGTACTTGAAAGGTTTGCCTTCTTTATCCAAATGCTCTTCCGGATATTGCCAACGGACGCGGAAATATTCACGCATTTTACCGGTAGGTTTGCCCTTGGCATCTTTCTGTTCATATTTCACTGGCAGTCCTTCCAGATCATAATACTTGATAATGACATCATCACCATTTGTGTCGATATCACCTTTGGAATTGACTGTACCCTTGCTGAAGGTGTGAGTCAAAGTAACAGTATGGTTAGTGGAAGAATCATAGATATGTGCAGCAACATCCTCAAATGTCAGGCCTGATCCTTGAAGCATTGCAACACAATAAGAAGAAGAATCAACTCCTTTTAATGCTTTCGAGTTCTTTTTTAAAGCCTGAGCCTTTTTTTTCTCCGGAACTGGATTATCCAGAAGCGTAACGTGAAAACGGTCAGCCAAATAAGAAAGAGCCTCATTAAATGCCATATTCTGTACCCTCATTAGGTAAGTGATGGCATCATGACCGCCCACGTTGCATTTGTTGAAGCAACCGTACAGCTCTTTCTTTGAATTATAATTAAAAGTTTGTTTACCGCAAAGAGGACATTTACCGCGATAGTCATATCCTTTTTGTTCTTCCATATCCTGGAAGTCCCTTATGACCTCCAGGACATGTCCCTCAGCAGCTTTTTTTATTCTGTCTGTATTGTCTTTTGTGAAAAATTGGCTCATATCCTGTTTGTTTTTTTGCAAAGAAAAAAATTAGAAATCACCTGCAAAAGGACTATTTCTTTGAATAGAACTCCAGTCTGACACGACCATGCAAGCCATTGTATAGAAATAAGCGGGTAATTTTTAGCCATAAACCAGCTTCAGCTGCATATGGAGCAAATGCCCGAATTATTTTTCAAGCATGATACTTCTGCATCCGTCTGCGTTTAATCAGGTGTAATTGATCAAGTTTTATATTATCTCTTTTTTTTGTCATATCTTTTCTTTTTTATGAAGAATCTGCGTTTAGCACGCAATATTCGGTTTAATTCTGAAATACGGTCGTATTCAGTAGGTATTTCTTTAGATATCATTGTCCAATAAAAGTCCTAATATGTCCCTAGATAGCACATCAAGAATAAAGATTCGTTCATTCTCTGTGTAGCCTTGAATATGTTCCCGGACAAAATCTAGTTCCATCCGCGCCACTTTCTTCAATTCCTCTCCTCTTGGAGAGAGATAACCGATACCGGCTATTTCGGCCGATATTTCCGGATTTGTATTTTTAGTAGGATCTGTCATGGTTATCATTCTTTAGATGGCAAGTCGTCTTCTATAATTTTTTTCCCGCAAAAAGGGCAATATTGGTATGTCAAGTCTATTTCGCTTTGATTTCTATAAAAAGAACCATCCTTTTTTTTCTTATGATATAAAACCTCTATTGAGGGAAGTCGATATAACTTACCATTAATATCAGTAAACACACTGCGAATTATTGCATGTGGATCACCAGTGATTTCTCTTACTTTTTTCTGAGCGTTTTCAAAACAGTTACATGGCATAGATTAATCCTCCATTTTTCTAATTATTATCAAGGTCTATCAGTCTTCTCGCAGCATCACTTGATGACGCATATCGGCAAACTTTACGAATAGCAGCATGCCTCTGGTTTTTAGAATAACATTTACAATCTTTTTTTTGATAATTAACTTTGAACCAATTAGGAGAGAATGGTGAAACTGGGCCTAATACAGTTACCTTAAAAATTCTCTTGACTATTTTATTTGCTTGTCTTATTTTCATATGGATTCACATTCTTAGAGTTCCAGCAGGATATACATCACCACCAGGAACAGGTAATAAAGTTTTGTTTTGCTCATTCAAAGTAGTCTTTATTCTGTTAGATCAATAAACATTTTTTCTTCTCCTAGCCAAATAAGAGCTTCAGGGAGTGCATATTCTACAGTAAACTTTACCATACCATCATACTTTGGTACATCTTCAATGCTTACAAATCGTAATATCTCTTCAGAAAATTTCGTTTCGATTTTTTTCTTTAACGGATTAGCAATTCTTCCCAAACAAAAAAAAGATACTTTTTCCATAACGTTAACTGATAAAATATTCGCAGCTATAAGCTCCTGAACTACTTGGGAAATTAACATCTACACAAAACTCACCACACATCAGGAATGGTTTATCTGAGGTTATTATACCCTCTTCATGAGTGTTTGGATCTATAACCTTTGCCCCTTTTACCAGTTTATCCAATGCAGCTTTCATCTTGTCGCTAGTATAGCATTTGATTTTCTTACCAGAAGATTCATAGGCAATCAATCCCATGTTCAAGGATGACATCGCTTCTTCTACAGTTTTCATTATATCTCTTTTACTCAGAATTTTATATGTTTCAAATTGCTGAACTTTAACATCCGGGAATTTTTTTATAAAATCTTGTTTTTTCATATGCTTTACTTTTTCTTTATGTTCGTTTTTAATTCCACATCTTTGTTCTGTTATTTATTTTTTCGAGATATGCAGAAATCCTTTTTTCAGGATTTTCACCGTCCCGTACAAATATTCGAGTATGGCTTTTATCGCCAGGAATAGCAACATATCGGCCATGCCGTTCAATGTGTCGGTGGTGAGCAATTTTAGCTTCCGTACCAGCAGGATTTTTATCTAAATCAGCTTTTATTTTTAAGGAGTCATTATCATTAGTCATTGTAGGATCTTTAAATAGATTTAATTGAATTATAATATGCAACTAATGCAGCCGTATTATTCAGACCTAATCGTGCTCTCATATTGTTTCGATGGCGAATAACCGTAAAAATAGAGATATGAAACAGGTCAGCAATTTGTTGATTTGTATAGCCTGAAGCTATGAGTTCAAGTATATTAAGTTCTTGTCGACGTAATCGTGTATCAAGTTCCGGCGAACAAACAACACCACATAATTTACAATCAGCGGTATTCCGTAGAGGACAAGCAACTTGCTCAAGATGAAAATTCCCCTTCTGATCAATGTCTAATTGAAGTGTATCTAATGATCCGAAATTACACCTGCAAAATCGATGTACAATCATATAAGTGTAATATGAATTATTCATTGAAGATCGAGAGTAGAATTTACATAAGGCTGAATAAGCCTTTGGATATCTGTCATTAATTAGCTGAAGTATAGCAGCAATCAGCTCACTGTCGTTTTGCTTCAGCACCTTGACAGAACCATCCAGTGGCTTCACCATAACATCACCATCTGGAGTGCTATAGAATTCGATATTTGCAAGATCAATCATGGCTTAGGAAATAATTCTTCAATGGGTCGGTTTAATACTTCTGCAATAATTTTTTGCTTTATCGGTGGCGGTGTAATCTATCCAGACAGCCACCTATACACCACAGATTCAGAAGTCTGTGTTTTTTCCATGAGCAGCTTCACCAGACGAGCTCTCTCATTCGGTTGGGATTTGATGTCAGTAAATACCATTTTTTTAAGATTTTAGTTAATAATAGACGCAACTGAATCTTTTTTTGTTATTTTCGTCACGTCAGAAAACTTTCGTAACGCAAATATGCGTGATATTTATCGCATTTCAAAGTTTTATTGCGGTAAATATATCGCATTAACATATTATAACGTAATGAGAACAAAAAAAGTAAATACCGAATTAAAGGAAAGAATGCTCAAAATATGCTCAGAATTAGGCATTTCCCCTAACAAATTATCAGAAGAGAGCGGAATGAGTCGCGAATATATACGACAGATGAAAGAATACATAGCCGCGGACTTATTGCGTTACATATCTCGCAATTATCCTTCTATTAATCTTGTATGGCTAATAACAGGAGATGGTGAAATGAAAAATGAATCTTCAACTCAAGATGTGTCTTTGCTTATAAAGATGTTGAATGAAGAGAGAGAGAAAAACCAAGCTCTACAGAATCAAATCAATGAGCTTGAAGCCAAATTAAAAGAAATTAAAGCCTGATAGCAACTATTAATCAGTTATTATCAGGTTTTTAAATCACCAGAAACGGGACAAATACGGGACAAAATGCCCTTAAATATACAATATATAAAGCAAAATAGTAATTGATAATCAAATAGATACATCGCTGAACCTATAATAATAGAATCCAGTCACCCCGACTGGTAGAAAGCATTGATAATCTGATGATTATCGATGCTTTTTTGTTTTTATATAGTTTACGCTTATATGTCCTAAAGCATAACATATAGTAATTGTTGTGTAAACCGCTGTGTAAACCGTAAAATTATGAGCGTAACAATTTCAGTGATTTGCTTCAAAAGCAAAACACTCGCTAATGGCGAACACCCATTAATGTTAAGAATTACACAGGACAGAAAAAGAGTAATGAAAAGTTTAGGAATATCTGTTAATCCTAAACATTGGGATTTTATAAAAGGAGAGCCAAAACCCAAATGTCCCAATAGAGAATTAATACAAAGCATTATTCTAAAAGTAAAATCAGAATATCAAACTAAAATCATAGAGAAAATTTCAAAAGAAGAAGAATTTACAGCTACTTCATTACTTTCTGAGAATAAATCAAATATAAAAGCTCAAACAGTGGAAGAGTTCTACCTATCTCTAATCGAAGATTTAAAGCAGAAAGGTAGAATTGGTAATAGCTATGCTTACCTAAACTCATATAACACCCTGCGTAATTTCAATAAAGGCGAAAAGTTGAATTATACTTTCAGCCACATAGATGTTCCTTTCTGTAAGAAATTTGAAGACTGGATGCGAAGTAAGGGGAATAAAGATACAACTCTTAGTTATCAGTTCCGAACTTTACGAGCTACCTATAATAAAGCAATAGAAGCAAAGATAGTGGCACGTGAAAAGAACCCGTTCATTGAATACAAACTAAGCCACTTCAACACCAAAACTATTAAAAGAGCCTTATCCAAAAATGATATTCTGAAAATTATAAATGCAGATTGTACAAATCAAGGTAAACTTAGACAACTTACTCACGATTTGTTTTCTTTCTCCTATTTATGTGGAGGAATCTCGTTTGTGGATATTGCTAACTTAACGCGTCAAAACATTGTTGAGGACAGATTGATTTACCAGCGACAAAAAACACATGGCAATATCAATCTCCTATTATCAAAAGAAGCCTCAACAATAATCGCAAAATATTCCACTTATCAACAGGAAGCAGAATATCTGTTTCCCATTCTACATTGCAAACGACACATAACACCTATGCAAAAAAGTAACAGAGTACATAAAATCTGCCATCAAGTAAATACTGAATTGAGAGCCTTTGCTAAAGAACTAGGGATAACGGCAGAAGTAACCACATACACTGCGAAACATCATACAATCTCTATCTAATTGAAAATTAAACAGTTATTTCTGTTTA